ATGAGCAAAATAACACTCCTGTGAGTTTTGATCTTGTTTTGAGGTAATTATGACTAGACAAATAAGAATTGATCAAATTGACGATGTAATGAGAGAGGCCGTTGAAAAATTAGTGGCTTCCACAACTTTGCAATGGACTACGAGGGTAAAACTAGCAACACCAGTTGACACAGGAAGGTTGAGAGCAGCTTGGGAGACAGATATCAAGCCACTTCAAGGCACAGTAACAAATAATGTTGTTTATGCAGAGCCTGTTTGCTTTGGAGTAAATCTTCCACCGTCATGGGGAGGTGTTTATAGAACAAAGCAAAAAACTATTGCTGGCTTTCCAGAGCTAATTGGAAAAGAACTTGAACAATATGCAAGAAACGAGTATGAAAAAATTAAAAGAGGTATCTAATGGCTGCAATTGATTTAAACACTGTCAGATCAACTATAGAAGCTAGATTAGCAACAGAACTTGCTTCAAGTCCAGCTGTTCCTGTTGTATTTAACAACATGACCTTTGATTCAACTACAGAAGATAGTTTTGTTCAATGTATTACAAGCTTTGGTGCAAACGAATATTTGACTCAAGGTGATTCAAGCACTGCCACAAACAATGTCGTTGGCTTAATATTGCTTAATGTCTTTACAGAGCAAGGTATTGGTGCAGGATCCAATTACACCATTTGCACGAGGCTTAGAGACTTATATAATAGAATCACTGTTTCTAATGTGATTTTTGATTCACCTGTTGGCCCAGAGATATTAACATCAAGTCCAGAAGGCAAGTTTCAAACTCAATTAAGAATCACTTTTAATATTTACGAGGATTTGTAATGGAAGTCACAGAAAAAATGCTTGACGTAATTGAGGCTGTCAAAGGAAGAAGAGAACCGCAGTATTGGGATAATCAATGCAAACGTTTCATGGAAAAACAAGAAGAAAAAGCAAAGGCTGTAAAAAAACCAAAAAAAGGTTAATATATTTATAAATCTTTCTTTAATTTGTTATGGCAAAGGTAAAAGGTGATGTTGGGCAAGTCAAATTTGATGATGGTGGCTCATCTGTAAACCCAGTTCTTGGAACTACAGCTTGGAGTATGTCTATTACAAAAGACATTCAAGAAACGACAGCACAAGGTGACACTTTTAAACAGTTTGTTGGTGGTCTTATTGAAGGCGAAGGGAGTGCAGAACTTCTTTATGATGATTCAGCCAGTGGAGAAACAGCAACTTTTGTCGACGGTGTTTTAACTACTGGTGATCTTGGCACGGCATCTTTTGAACTTTTTCCAGATAGTTCAAGTGCTACAAAAAAAATATCATTTAATGGTATTATCACAAGTTTTGACCAAAACTCAAGTTTAGGCGAGGCAAATACGATCAGCATCACATTTAAGCCAACTGGAACTATAACCTCAGCTATATAAACTTATATAAAAATTTTTATGGCTGAAAAACGCACCCTCGAAGTCCTCAGAGAGGCATTTGATTTAAGTAAAAGAAGAAAATTTGACATCAAGGATGATGATGGCAATGTTGTCACAAGTCTGTACTTTAAAGCCATAACAAGAGCAGATAGGGCAAGGGCTACACAAAGGGCTGGTAGTGATGATCCATTAGTTGTTTCAACTCACATGCTTTGCCAATTAGCAGAGAAAGAAGATGGAACAAAAGCATTTCACCCCTCAGATTTTGCAAGTTTGCAAACTGATCTACCAGAAAATGTATTAAATGAAATTGAATTATTTTTATTTGGTATAAATCAGGAAGCAACTCTTGAAAACGCAAAGGAATCCTAAAGGGGGACAACTGGTTAAATTTTGAGTTTTTCCTTGCAACAGAATTAGGTAAGACAGTTAGTGAACTAAGAACACAGCTTACAGATGAAGAGTTGATATTTTTTGCTGGATATTATGAATTAAAATATGAGAGAGAAAAAAAGGAAGCAGATGCAATGAAACGCAAATCAAGATATAGTTAAGGAAGTTATTGTTTATCTGTGGCACAGGCTAATGTAAAACTTACTGTTGATGCCACTAACGCTACAAGGGCGTTACAGGGAGTTCAAAATAAAACAAATACACTACAAAAATCTTTTGGAGGTCTTAGGTCTGCTATAGCTGGCGTAGGAATTACAGTGCTTGCAAGAAATGCAGTTAAAACTGCAGCAGATTTTAATAAACTGAACATTCGTTTAAAGTTACTTACAAAACAAACTGGGACTTTTGCAAAATCTCAAGAAATCGCGGCAGAGGCACAAAGAACATTTGGATTAAGTGCTGAAGAAGCTTTAGAGGGTATCACAAACATAACAGCAAGATTAGCACCGCTAGGTATAGCGGTAGAAGATATAAAATCTACATTTTTTGGATTTAACACCGCTGCTAAATTAGCTGGTGCATCTACAATAGAGGCTTCAAACGCTTTTAGACAGTTAGCACAAGCATTAGGTTCAGGAAGATTACAAGGCGATGAATTTAGAAGTTTAGCTGAACAGATACCTACACTTTTACAACCAATTGCAGCAGAGCTTGGAGTTTCAATAGGTGAACTTAAAAAATTTGCTTCCGAGGGTAAATTAACAAGTGACGTTGTATTAAGAGCGTTAAGAAAAATAGAAAAAGATGGTGGAGCTTCTCTCAAAGCTTTAGTTGCAGCTGATCCAACTCAAGTTTTTAAAAATTTAACAAATGCTACAGAAGATTTATCGAGAGCTATAGGTCAAAAACTTAATCCTGTTGTTTTGCCTGCAATAAGAGGATTAACAAACTTAACTTTGGCTGTTGTTGATTTCTTAAATTCACCAATTGGAACAACTGCAGCAATATTTGTTGGCATTGCTGGTGCTGTAAAAGCTTTCACAGCTGCTTTAACTTTATTAACGGCTGCAAAAACCATTTTAATTGCAAAATTTGTTGCGACTAAAGCAGGTGCTATAGCCTTTGCTAAAGCCTCGGCCACTGCTTCAATTGCCACAAAAGCACTTGCTGTTTCAACAGGTGCGTTAGCCATATCTTTAAATGCTTTGCCTTTAGTTGCACTTGCAACAGCTCTTGGAGTTGCTACAACTGCGATAATAAAACACAGACAAGAACAGAAAAAATTTAATGATGTTGTAAATGAAGGCTCTGAAGAAGAAGTGAATAAACTTTTAAACAAGCAAAAAGAAATTAGAGATAAAATTATTGATCGTTTGAACAAGGCTAATGGCAGGTCTCAACAAGGTATTCAAAATAGACTTGCTGAGGTTAATGCAGATATAGCTCTACTTGAGGGAAGAGATAAAGTTCTTGAGAAAGAAAAAGAAATTACAAAAGAAAAAGCAAAACAAAACGAAGCTAATAGAAAAGCAGAAGAACAGATAAAGAAAAATGAAGAGGCTACAAAAAAACTAAAAGAAAAGTTTATGGAGATAGGAAAAGCAGTTGAAGATGGGATTGTTCAAAACTTGACTGATGCTGCAATGGGTAC